CCTGGGCCATGCAATCATCCGAATCAAATCATAGGTCGGCTCATAGAACCCTCTATTGGTTCCTGGGTTCGACAGAGTTCCGTATATCGATCTAAATATTGCCGCCTCGGTCTTACCCGCACCAAACCCAGCGACAAACGCAGGAAACTTAGCTTCACTGGTCATATACTTAAACTGAGGTATAGTCGGGGCGATATCTGCCACGTTATGTATTTGGGTTGATGATATTAATGCTGACCGGCTGCTGACCTCCGACCTCTTCGTGATTATCTTTTTGGCCTAGCCAGTTCTTACCTAGCCATACAAGCATTGTTGTATTGCCATCCATAGCTGTAGTGTACTGTTTCCTGCGCAGGCTCATTTTGCCGTTGGAACTCTTTTGCTTGAAATAGTCCGAAAAACAGCATTCTTGTTCCCGCTTACAGGCAGCGTTGAGAGTGTCGTAATCTACGTTTAGGACAGCAGCCTGCTCTTCACCAGTACAGTGCATGGCGCACATTTGATCGACTTTTTTCCAGTCAATTATTGCCAAAGGTCTAGCCATCAATTTAATCTCTTGGGAAGTTTGATAAAGGGTAAAATACTAGCGTATTCCTGTAGCCGCCCTCATGTGTTGGAATGATTGGCGTTACACCATGAATATTGCGCCAAGCTGGATAATAAAGCATAGAATTGTCTCTGCTGTCTACTGTCGCACCATAGTCGGGAATGGTAGTGCATCCACCAGTGCTGTTTTTCCGTTTGGCTATAATCACATTCGCACAACCCTTTAGGTTGCCATTATCCCTATGGAAGTCTGACGCTATATTGAAGTTTGATATACTGCTTGTGAACAAATCGCCGAATCTCCACTCTTTGGCGATATTTTCCTCGATCAATCTTTTTTGCTGCTCATATAGTTGAGGAGTCAACGACGCGATAATTTTCTCGCTTTCTTTCGCTAGCATAAGCATCGCTTTAACAAATGTTTGCGCGTCAGACACGTTATGCACACTACTTCTTGTGGCATAAACCCTCCTCATGTGAGGCTTAGGCGGTATAGAACCTAGAATTGTAGAATATTGCTCAACCTGACTATCTTTGTCGCCATCTAGAAACCCGCTAGACCTTTTCATTACACTTTTCGGAACCCTGCTGCTTCTCAACTCTTTGTCTGCGACATCTGCTAGCTGCGCAGCTTTGCGGCTGTATTTAGAGATGTCCCTCAAATAAAATCCGATAGGCTCATCGTCGATAGTGAAAATAGTGTCTTCGGTCACATTAGGCTTTATATCAGGGCAAGTGTCGCCAACCTTTACGCTATGTTCTAATTCTTCTAACTCCAGGAGAATCAATTGTTGAACAGGAATATATTGGCGCAAGCGGGAAACCAACTATTTTGCCACGTGTCATAATCCCTGCTCTTGAATTTTGCAGTATTCCCTATATCTTTAGCGTCGCTATATTTCAATTGCTGCGATTCTAGCACTGACCAGAACCTGGGCAAACTAGGATCAATGTCAAAACTCCACTCATAAACCAGTTTTCTGAAAACCTTGTTAGTGTTTTCCAGTATCAGCATCTCTGCGCCTTCTATATCCATCTTACAACAGTCGAACTTTGAAGCCTCTTCATCGAAGTTTAGACACGGAACCTTTATTCCTTTGTTGTTCCACTTTTTGACAATAGAGTTGCGCCAGACGTTATTGTTATTTCCAATAAACAGGGTGACGTCTTTGCGATCATCGTGAACTAAAGCGGCCTGTTTGATTTCAGCGTCAAAACCGTTCAACCTCAAGTTTTTTTCTATCATCTTGCAGTTGAAAGGGTCAGGCTCATAAACAGTCACTTTCGCGCCTTTGGAGCAAGCTAGCAAGGCAAATGCGCCGACATTGCCCCCGCAGTCCATCCAATTCTCTCCAGCTTGAATAGTCATTCCTTTCTTGAGGTACGTTTTGCGCTCAATGACTTCTTCAAAGGTTTTAAGGTCAGAAAACCCGTCTCTACAAAAAAATTTGATCCCGTCTATTTCAGATTGAATTAACTTCATAATTTGTTTTTTTCCTGTTTCAGTAGGCCAATTATCAAGCCGCCTACATAAGCGCCTTGGCCACGCCAGAACTTTATTATCTCTTGAGCTTCTTCATAGTGCTCTAAATCAAAGTCGATCTGTATCGCTTTCCTGACGTTACTTGTCATTTCCGATAATTGATCTGAAACATCATCTTCGTCTAAAACATCATAATTAACGTCATCGGCGAACTCCGGTAAAACCGACCAACCTAAAATGTCTAGGTCAAAATCACTTTCAGACAAAGCCTCAAGCTCTATCTTGAGTAATTCATCATCCCAACCTGAATTAAGGGCTATCTTGTTATCCGCAATAACGTACGCTTTACGCTGAACTTCTGTTAAACCTTTTATCATGATAGTAGGAACTACCTTGAGACTTAATTCTTGTGCAGCTTGTAGCCTTCCGTGACCAGCTATGATTCCTTTGTGCTCATCAATCAATATTGGATTAGTAAATCCAAACTCTGTGACGCTGCGCTTTATTTGATCAACTTGCTGGGAACTGTGAGTGCGCGAATTGTTCTCATAAGGAATTAAATCCGTAGCCAACAAGTATTTAATCTTTAATTCTTCCATTATTTTCCCCCAAATTTACCCAATGCGGCTCCAACAATTTTATCCATGTGCGGTGCTGCAAAATAAAAAGCCAAAATTAGCATCATTGCTCCGGTCATTGAATCTGCTCGCTGTCCTATTGCCAAGGCAGATTGCGATACTTGATCCCGCAGTGATTCATCCATCCATACCACTGCAACATCAAGTCCTGCCGATACAAGGTACATCAGCAACCAGACAATAGTGATGATCAATGCAATCAATCGTCTGGCAATGTTCTGCCCCTGGCTGTTCTTGACCCAATCGACGATCATTAATCGAGCCTCAGACCGCTCCTTGGCTGCGTCTCCGGCCTTTTCTTCGTCAGTGTATACCAACGCATCAAAGCCTTTTGTGATACCGCCTATTGCAGCGTCCATCACCTTCTGACTGCCAAGAAGTTGCCCAAGGATACCCATTAGAACAATATGCCTTCTTTGATCGTAATTTCTTCCGTGATCTTGTTGCTCATCATGAGGTATAGGTTTTCAATCGCTTTTCTGCTGCTTGATACACCTTGAAGCTGCCCAAAAACACCAACACCCAGAGCCAGACAACCAACAACGTCATTAGCAGTATTGCCCGCATGAATGAGGATATGGCTGCGGCCAGGAACGTCTTTAATTTCCCAAGTAGCAGGGCCAAATTTTGGCGAATCCACTCTGCCAAGGTTATAAACTCCTGTCGGAATGCAGCTAATATTTGGTCGATTATCACACCAAGGTTTTTCGACAGTGTAGAAAACATTGCCATCATAGATCAACCTTCCAATTGTCCTGTCAGTAAACATGCCAAATCGTATTAACTCGATCAAAACGGAATATCTCCATCAAGCCCGTCATTTGACTGCCTTGCAGGTCGAGAAGGTTGATTGCCCTGCTGTTGGCGTTCGCCGTTGTCTTCAAACAGAGACAACCAGATTTCGCCCTTTTCGTCAGGTATTGGGATCGACTCCAATTTTACACGAATTTTGCCTTGGTCATTCTGAAAGGCTATACCGTGTCGAATCCATACCGCTTTGTCGCGTCCAGGAATCGTTTTTGCTTGCGTCACATTAAATTTTACCATTTCCCGCTCTCCAGTTTTGCTTTCGCAATAGTTAGTTTATCAATAAATTCATTCAAATGCTTGGATAATCCAGCAATGTAGTTATCGTCACGTTTTACGGTAACAATCAAAGGTCGTTCGCCAGGGTAATAACTCATGAAGTCCCATTGATCTTGTTCGCATAGCCAGATACAGCCTTGCACCTGAGGCACATACTTAGTTGGACATTTTCCGTCGATCAGATACTTCAGGTGAGCCTTCAGCGCCGGACACTTGACCTCAAGCCCCATTCGGTCAGGCGAGCACCCAATAGTCCCCGTGTCGTTGGTCACGAAACCGATTACATCCATAGATCGGTCTTTCATCATCTCATAAGCCGTCACCGCTTCAGGCTCTAGCATTGTTCCGCGCTCCATCGCCTCACTGGTAAACGATTCTGCCGGTTCATTAGCCCTGATCTCAGCCAGCAGAGAGTACATATAATTCTCTGCGCTCGCGCTAGGCTTCCCTGTTGCCGTGTAGACCTCCCCAAACCTTGAAGCTGTAGGCACTCCCATTCGCAGCCTGAGCCACTCTGGGGTGCCTTGCTCGACGTTGTGGATGATCATTCTGGCTCTGCCAATGAGTTTGCGCTGAGGAAGTCATTTGCATCGCCAGACTTCCAGCCTGCTTGTGCCAGTTTAAGCTCGCGGTTTAGCCGCTTAATTTCACCTTGGGCAGCAACCACTATAAGCCATGCTTCTGGATTTTTTGTTTTCTGAAGGAATCTCTCTAATTCTATTTCTATTGCGCTCACTCCTTCATCTCCTTTATTTCCATCTTCTTTAGCCGTTCCAGGGCTTTATCAGTAAGCGACAGTTCCGCCTGTTCAATAAACGCCTGCATTGTGCCGTAAATGCGGTTCACGTTGTCGCAGTCTTTGACTGTCTCATAAACGGCAGAGTGAGCCACACTAGCTGCCAGTTGATTGATCGTGCGGTAGTAAGCCACAGATTTCCACTTGCCTTCCGCGCTTTCTTTAGAGCGCAACTTGTGCTGCAAGATAAATTGCATGGCGTCAGCAGTTACGCGCACGCTGTCAGATAAATTAATCATTCTTTTACCTTATGCTTCAGCATTGTCATCGCTTGCCGACATTGCGCTGAATCCATCGATTGCAGGGAATCAACCTTGAAATGCTTGAGCAATCTGTCCGTATCGGTCTCAGTCAACTCGATTATTTCGGACAATGCTTTTAGCTCTGCCTCGCCGATTGGTTCAGCCCTTGGCAAGTCTTCGCCAGCGTAGATGTAATGTCCCAACCCAAACATAGCAATGGCTTTTACCAAGCATCTCATTTTTGCGTCACTGATATCTCTGCTGCTCGGGTTCTGCACAGACTTGTTGCGGTTATCCATTACAGGAAGCCACATTGAACGAGTAATATTTGCAACAGTTAACGAACAATGAACGGTAACGCTTCCGTCAGGATGAATTTCGTTTTCGGCAAACGAGTAATTCGATTCGCCGTAATTTTCCATTAGCACTCCCCACGCCCAAGCCCATGATAAATAACTGAGCTGGCCCTTTTTTTCAAGATGACTAGACACGTCTATCCTTGACAACTTTTCAAATACGTTCATAAATCACCTTCCTTTTCGCTCAATATGCCAGCAGTTAACATTTGCCCTGTGCCATATTTCAGATAACTCGGCAGAAGCCCAGCAGATGCCCAAATCTCCAAAATCTGCTTTTTCCCAATTTCTTCTTGTGGCTCCAGTTGCTGACATAAAACGCTTGCGGCCTTTTGATTTTGCGAACCCGGATACATCCGCAACAGGTTTTTCTTCGCGTTTACGTTCAGCGTAAATTCATAGACGTTTCTGTTGCGCTGGGATTTGTATTTTCGCTTTGGGTTTGGCTTTGGCTTTGGCTTTTGTTCTGCAGCCTTGATTTCAAACAAGGCTGCGATTTTTGCCGGTACAGCATACTTGACCTGTACGCAATCAAGACCAGCATCCATTATTCGCGATGCCAAAGACTCTTCGATAACGATTAAATCTTCCATTTGTTTTCCCCTTCCAGTCGTTGATAAATCTTCTCGGCTCGGCGAGCCATTTCCTTCAGTTCCGCTAACTCCTCAGCGGTCAGAACCTTTCCTTTGCACTCAGTGAGCCTGTACAGGCCGTGGATCGACCCTGAAATGCTCATCAATGCGCTCATCGTCGAATGCTCATTGCTGCGAGCATAGAGTTGATGTCTGCTTCCATGATTTCATTAAAGCCTGCATTGTTATCTTCTTCTTCGATTAAGTTGTCACCGTGTTCATCAAAATGCCATTCCACGTCATCCGCTAAAGCGCAGATCATGTCAGCCATTGCTGTAATTCTAATGGCCAAGTCCTGTGGTATTTTAGATTGTTCGGCAAACTTGCGAAGATGAAACGACCCGTCATCAATCTCTTGCAGCGACTGACTGATTTGCTCTTGTGTTCTTGCCATTGATTTTCCCCTTTCCGATCAATTGAGTCTTTATTATCTACGATCTTTAAACTAAAAGCAAAGTATTTTTTAATAATATTTCTTTGTATTCGGGCTGTTTTCGTTCTATAATGATCGCTCATTAATGGAGATCACCATGGAAGTTGGATTGAAAGAATACGTTGATAAGTCACCGCTGAACCTGAACAAGATTAGTTGGATAACAGGAATTGGAAGGCCGACCATGGAATACTGGATTAAGCAAGGTCAGGTTTTTGTCGAAACTGATGATCTTGGCGGCATTCAAAAGATGGTCGTGAGAAAGGCTGAACGAGTCGTTTGGGAAGCGGCGAAGTGATCAAGCGAGCGCCTCGCGCCAATCACTATACGATGTTGAACACGGAAACCTTTTCTATTCCAATGTCGGCAGAGTGCCTTGGCGTCTACCTGTATCTTTTAAGCAAGCCCGATCACTGGGCTGTTTCTCCGGTACAGCTTGCCAATCGGTTTGGCTGCTCTAATGATCGCATCTACCGGATCATAAAAGACCTGCTGGCGGTATCTCACGACGGTCAGCGGCTTTTGGTTAAGTCCGGTCAAACGACAAAAGGAGTTAAGGGTTTTGCGACCACTGATTATACGGTTAACGAACCGACGCCAAAAACAGCGTTTACGGATAATGCCTATACGCTGGACAGCGCGGAAACATTAGCCTTTAGTCAATCTGGCACCGCAAACGCGCCAGCGTGTAGGGATTTAACGGAAACGTTAAAAGCGCGTGCGTTAAATCCTGTACTAGAAATAACTGATTGTAAGAAACAACTGATATTAGAAACAAAAACAAACGCGGTTCCCGCTGAAGTATATCAATTAGGTATTGATGCTGAGTTATGGAACGAATACATGGCGACAAGGAAACGGGTCAAAGCAACGTCAACCCCAAGAGCGATTACTACATTGATCAACAAGATCACTAGCTTGGCGGCTATTGGTCATAATCCGATTCAAATGGTGGAGGAAGCAAATGCAAACGGTTGGAAGTCTGTCTACGCAAAAACTGGCGACGATAATAAACACACAGCAACCAAGCTCGCAACAAACAACAACTGGTGAGCGAACAGAAGAGCGCAAGAACATCATCAACAACTTGTTCGGATACCTGAAGGCTGCGTACCCGAATTTCTTGACGAGTCAGGATGAAATACCTGCCAAGCGGATTTGGTACGTCCAACTGGAGAAGTACAGCGGCGATCAAATTAAGGCTGCTCTGAATGTCTCGATTGACAAACATCCGACGTTCGCGCCGACCATTGGCGAGTTCAAGGCAATATTGGCAGAGACAAGAATGGTCAAGTCAGGGCAAATGATTGAGATGGCACCGCTTTGTCAGAACTGTCATTCACTGAGAAACACTCAACATCATCAGGACAATTGCGGGGGCAATAAATGAATTTTAAAACGGCACAAGAAATCAGATCGGAGTATCACAACACAACCATTAGGCAAAAGGCGCTGGCTGAAAAGTACAACGCCACACAAGGCCAAATCAGCAAGATTATAAACAATCAATTGTTTAACCCGCCAAGGCCCAAACAAGTTCATGTTGCAAAAATGCGAGGTGAAGGCGATTTGCACATGATGGTTGTGTGGGTCAAGCCAGAGGACATAGCAAAAGTCAGAGCCTGCGACCACACCCGGTGGTGGAGAGAATGATCAACTGCAAAGAATGTCAAAAGCTATTTAAGCCAACGCGAACCAAATTGCACATGACGCTATTTTGTTCACGGGACTGCTCCAATCTGCACAACTCTCGACCCAGGCGTACAACAAAATTTCCTGAATCGATGACACACGCGCAGGCGAAAAATCGCAAGAACATGACATCAAGCGAGAAACTGGCAGCGTCAATATTTTTGGATCAGTACGTCCCTGGAAAGCAACTAGCCAGACAGGCGTGGAATAAATCAATAAAATTGGGGGGCGAACATGAAAGCTGAAGAAATATATTTTATTATCAACAACAAAGAAGAACGCGAAGGCGTAATGCGGTTTATCGACAAGTGGGAGATTGATACTCCAACTGAAGTCATTATACGGCCAATGTGCAAAGACAGATCAGCCAATCAGAACCGATTGCAGTACAAGTGGTTTACGGAAGCCCAACAACAGGGCGACCTGAAGGCGTTTGAGGTCAGGGCATACTGCAAGCTACACCTTGGGGTTCCCATCCTGAGACGTGACAGCGAAGACTACCGCGAGAAGTATGACCGACTGATCAAGCCAATGGGGTACGAGCAGAAATTAGAGCTGATGGTTGAGCCGTTTGAGTTTCCAGTAACATCAGCCATGAACGTCAAACAACACGCTGAGTATCTTGATGCCGTCTGCGTACACCTGACAGGGCAAGGAATCAAGCTGACAGACCCGTCAGAATACGGTCTAGTCAAATGAGTA